GGCAGCCGGTGCAGATACTGCCGCCGATGCCGGTGCGGCTGCCGTTCCCGATTGACGAGAAGCTGATCCCGCGCCGGGACTGGATCGTGCCCGGGCTGCTGCTGCGCCGTCATCTGTCGCTGCTGGTGGCTCCGCCGGGCTCCGGCAAATCGCTGCTGACCTATCAGATGGCCATCGCCATTGCGCTCGGCATGGATGGCTGGGGCGGCTGGCGCATTCGCGGATCGCACAAGGTGCTGCTGATCAATGCCGAGGAAGACTATGACGAAAGCTTGCGGCGCTTGGCCGCCGCTTCGCGTTTCATGCGCGTCAATCAGCAGGAGTTGCGCGACCGGCTGGTCGTCGCCGAGAAGCCGGAGAATATCGTCATCGTCAAGATCGATCCGCGCAGCCGCCGTGTCGATGAAAAGCTGACGGTGCCGCTGATCGACAATCTCTGCAACGCGATCATCGGACTGGGCGTCAATGTTGTTGTTGTTGATCCGTTTGCCGAAACATTCGAGGGCGACGAAAATAGCAACAGCGAAGCGAAATGGGCGGGCATCGCATGGCGTGAGGTGGCAAGGCGCACAGGCGTGGCGCTCTGGCTGGTGCATCACACGCGCAAGCACGCGACCGGCATGGCCGGAGATCAGGACGCCTCGCGCGGAGCCGGGGCGCTGGTGGGCACGGCGCGCATCGTCTCGACGCTGTTCACGATGACCAAGGATGAAGCCGCCGTGTTCAACATTCCCGAGGAAGAGCACACCGATTATGTCCGCTTCGATGATGCCAAGAGCAATTATTCGCGCAAGGTGGCGGTGCGCTACTTCAAAAAGGATTTCCTCACGCTCGACAATGCCGACGATGAATGGCCCGGCGATGATGTCGGCGTACTGCAGCCATGGTCGCCGCCCGGGCCGATGGAAGGCGTCACCATGGAGCTTGTCGGTCGAATACTCGACAGGATCGCCCGGGGCGTCCGCGATGAAGATGGACAGCCTACCGGGCAACTCTACTCGCCCATGGTGCAATCCAAGATTTGGGTCGGGTCGGTGTTCTTCACGCCCCTGCAGTGGGACGGCGAAGACGACAAGGACAAAACCAAGGTCAAGAAAATCCTCAAATTGTGGATCGAGAACGCGGTGTTGCGCGAGGTCGAATATCACGATCCCAAGGATCGCAAGCTGAAAAAGGGCGTCGAGGTGGTGCCGGAGAATCGGCCGGATCGCGCGGCGGAAACGGTGACGCTTTAGGCTGCCTTCCGCTTCCGCTTTAGCATTTCCCGTTTTATCCGATGTGCTACCTCCTAAAATTCACTTATGAGCGAAAGTTAAAGTGATTTGTGAGGATGAAAAATGACTGCGCAAGTCTACCCCGGAGAACAGCGCATAGAACTGCGCAGAAAAGTGCGCTGTTGTTGTTCAGCCCTATAGTAGAAAACAAACTGCGCAAAGCGCGCAGGTCTGCTTTGCGTAGCTGCGCAGACACTTTGTTTTCTACTATCGGGCCACGGTGCTGCCCGGCAAGAACTGCGCACGCGCCAAAGGCAAAAAATGAAAATGGATGGAGGAAAAAATCGAGCCCGAAAATCCGGAAATGGAAAGGCTGAAAAAGGAAATTCGGCGGCTGCGCGAGATCATGGCCGGGCTGGCCGAGGAGATCAATGCGGCCGACAAGGTGCTCGCCCCGGTGTGGAGCTTGGAAGCCATGCTGCAGGACGAAATCAAAGACACGCTGCCGTGGTCGTTTGCTGGCATCGATGCCCGGGTCATCCCGTTCACCCGGCTGCTACACATCGCGGTGGTCTGGGGACATCAGAAAACCGAGCGCCGTGAATTGCAGCGGCGCATGGATGCCTATGCGCGTGAAGCCAAATCACTCTCGCAACAGTTGAAAAAACTGAAGCCGGTCAAGGCGAAACCACAACCGCCGCAAGGAGAATTGTTTTGAGCGACGAAGCCGAGGAGGAGCGCCAAGAGCGAACCCGAAAAGCCGCCGCCGCCTTGCGTCAGGAACAGGAGCAGCAATTCAAATGGTCGGAAATGCCCAGCCTGAAAAAACTGGTCGAGCAGCATGGCAGCTACGACAAAATCCCCGAAACCGCATGGGCCGAATACTGGCAGAAGATGGACGACTGGAAACGCCGCTGGCTCTATCGCTAGGGTTGGACCGAAGGCCAAGCTGGAAATAAAATCGAAATCCTGTATGAAGCTCCTCATAACGGAGATCGTGCATGGCATTTTTCGTGGTGCAGACCAATCCGCAACGCGAGGCCATCGTCGCCGACAACCTGAAAAATCTTGCGCCTTACTGCCCGCTGTTCAAAACCCAGCGCGGCACCATCCGCCCGGTCTTCCCCGGCTATCTCTTCGTCGCCGCCATTGCCAACTGGTCGCCGATCCAGAATTGCTACGGCGTGCGCACGCTCTTGATGGCCTGCGGCCGACCGGCGCAACTCGCCGACAATGTCGTCGCTTTCTGGCGCAGCAAGGAACGCAACGGCCTTGTCGAATTGCCGCAGCCGCCGCGCTTCCATGCCGGGCAGCGCCTGATCATCACACGCGGCAGCCTGAAGAATCGCAGCGTCGTCTATGTCGGCCAGTCCGCAAAAGAGCGTGAAGCCGTGCTGATTGATATGCTTGGGCAATCGGTCAGGATCACCGTCCCGAGCCTCGATCTGGTAGGTGAGGCCGAGCAACGTACAAGGATTAGCTTGCAAAGACGCCGTGAAGAGATTATCCGTCAGGTATCGAACCGAACCAGAATAGCCCGTTTGCATAGGTCATTTTGACGGTCAAGATGGCCTATCAGAAATGGCGGAGCTTGGCCTAACAAGCTCCGGCCGAGGTGTCGCCAGAGCGGAAATCAAGGCGAGTGGCCCCACCGCTCGACAGCCCTTCCGCTCAGTCCTCGCAGCGGAAATGAGCCGCCCGCAAGTTTCCACTGCAAAGCCGAGGGTGCCTTTGGATCGCAACTCTGGCGACGCTTTTCCCGCAGCGGAAAACTCCCGTGAAGCATCCGGAAAATCCCCGCGACTGGTACGGCCTTGGGCGCTGGAAAATCAAACAGCGGGCGCAAATCCGCGCGCAACCGCTTTGCCAATTCTGCATCGAGAAAGGCTTGGTCGTGCGCGCCGTCATCGCCGACCATGTCGAGCCCGTGCGCGGTGACTGGAATTCGTTTTGGACCGGAAAACTGCAAAGCCTGTGCCGGTCATGCCACGAATCCGATAAGAAATATCAGGATCATCGGGGCTTCCGGCGGGACATCGGCGAAGACGGCTTCCCCATGGACCCCGAGCATCCGGTCTACAGGCAGCGGGTCACATAGGTGTAACCTACTGATGCTACATAGCTATTCGGCTATTCTGCTCAGTAAGGGTGTACGCCTCTATAGCTTATAATCCTAGTATAACTCATTGATATGTAAAGACTTATTGCACAACCTGTGCAGGTTGTACTCCCCTATGGAAAGAGAAGAATATACTAGGGCAAAACGCCCTATCATGGGGAGCCATAAGCGCTTGATATGTCTCTGTTATTTCATTGCGTGAGGGGTGTGTGGCGCAGACGAAATAAGTGAGATAGCTCAAGCACTTGCAGGGGCAGGGCAAGGCCCAACAGGGCAGCCTCTAGGAAGCCCGCTGATGCGTCCAATCTCAGGCACGGGCCAATCAACACGTCAGGTCAAACCAACGCATGGGGGGAGCCCCCAGCGCCAGCCAGATGGCAACGGGGCAGGGGGGGCATCGTTTTTTATACCGCCCTGGTCAAAGTTCCCGCGCGGCGGCGGTCGGCCTTTTCAACCGACTTATTCCCCAAACAGGCCCAAAAATAGAAGGATATTCCACATGCGCAAGAGCCGAAGCGCCCATCAACCGCAGGTTGTAATTCCAGAGGTACCGGGAGAGGTCATTCCCGCCCCCAAGGAATTAAGTCCGGACGAAGCCATTGAATGGGATAAGATTTTTGCGAATTCGCCGCCCGGTTTCTTTCTGCGGGAGACGCATCCGTTGATTGTGCAGTTATGCCGCCACATCTGCCAGTCGCGCTTCATTGGCGAGTGTTTACAGGAGGTTAGGGTCGGGTTGCTGAATCCCCGGGATGCCGAGGAATGCGAGCATCTCGACCGTCTGACGCGGCTGCATGACCGCGAGGGCCGGGCGATACAGGCGATCATGGACAAGCTGCGGATGACCACGCGCGCGAGCACGACGGCGGCGAAGACCGAGGAAGCCCGGGCCAACACGCCGCCGCCGGAGGGCAAGACGTGGAAGCCGGAGGACGACAGCGACCTGCCGCAGCCGTGGCAGATGACGCAGTGAAGCGGCGCGCTACAATGGACCATGCACGAGCTTGGGAAAGTGTGCCCCCGGTGCCGGAAGCTGCACGCGCGGGCGGCCGGGCGCTACTGCCTCGGCTGCCACGCCGCCTACATGCGCGAATGGCGGAAAACGCATCCGCCATCCCTCGAAGCGCGCAAACGCGACAACGTCCGCTCCTACGCGCACACCTACAAGCGCCGGGGCAAGCTGACGCCCGGGCCGTGCGCCAAGTGCGGCGATGCGGCCAGCCAGATGCACCATCCCGACTACGACCAGCCGTTGCTTGTCCTGTGGCTTTGTCGCGCCTGCCATCTCGCGCTGCACGCGGAAGAGCGGCGCAATAATGTTTCGCTCACGTGAAACAATCCAGCAAGTCCCGGGCACGTAAATGGAAACGCCCGGCCTTGAGCCGCGTGCGGCTCGCGCAACCCGACTGCTGACCCGCGCCGAGCGCAACATCGCTTGGTGCGAGCGCTATCTGTATCTGCCGGAAGGCAAATTCGTCGGCCAGCCGCTGCGCATGGCCGAGTTCATGAAGGACGACTTCCGGGCGATCTACGACAACCCGGTCGGCACGCGGCGGGCGATCCTGAGCCGGGGCCGCAAGAATGCGAAGACGGTCGAGTGCGCCGCCATTGTGCTGCTGCATCTGTGCGGCCCGGAATACGTGCCGAATGGTTCGCTGTATTCGGCGGCGCAAAGCCGGGATCAGGCGTCGATCATCTTCGACCGCGCGCGCAAGATGGTGCTGATGAGCCCGGTGCTGCGCCGGGTTGTGCGGGTGCGGGATTCGGCGCGGGAACTGACCTGCCCGGGCACCGGCTGCATCTACAAGGCACTGTCGGCGGAGACGGCGACCGCCTTCGGCTTGTCCCCGGCGCTGACCATCCATGACGAGCTTGGGCAGGTGCGCGGCCCGCGCTCTTCGCTTTACGAGGCGCTGTAGACGGCGACGGCGGCGCAGGAAAATCCGCTGACCGTGGT